CTGAGCGTCGGATTGTTGCGTGTCAGCAGCGCGGGCCGCCTTCGACATAGCCTTTGGCTGTTGATTCGGGGCGACTTGGCCGGGTTGTTGAGCGGGGTTCGTTTGCTTGTGGGCGGGGACGTGAAACATGGCGATCTCCGGGTTGCCGTCTCTGCTGAATTGCAGGACTGAATGGATTCTTGCAAAACCGGGCAAACTCGAACAGCTAGGGGAAACCCTTAGTCCTTGATGCAAGAATCTTGCGCGTTTTGGCCTTTTTGCGCAGTTTTATTGCGCTTATGCAGGATTCTTGCGTGCTTGATCGCTTTTTCGCCTGAAAGCTGCGCCGCCTTACACTCGAACCCGCGATCTCTCGCCTCTCCAAAAGCAAAACTGTTACACTCAGGCGTCGCGTTTCCCCCACGTTCGGGGGGTTCACTCGTTCAAAGGACACAACATGCAGAGCTACAACACCAATTCGCCCCGTATTCCGGTGACCAACAAAGGCATCGACACGAAGGTCAGCGCGCCCGCCGGCAAACAGGGCAAGGGCCTGGGCGTTGCCGCTGCCAATCCGAAGGTCGACGCAGGCGCCTACAAGGGCAGCGTCAAGGGCTTCTCGGGTGGACTGATCAACCCGCGCATCAAGGCGTAATCAGAACTTTCGCGTGTTTCAGGCACGCGATAGTCACACTGCGCGACTGGCGAAATTGGTGAGACGCACCGGTGAAAAGCCGGCCCACTCTAGGTTCGAGCCCTAGGTCGCGCGCCCAGACAAAACATGGCAGCCATCGCTCCCGTCATCGTCGTAGGCGGACTGCGCATCAGCGGTCCGTTTAAGCACGGGCGTCAGTGGGGCGTTACGGCTGTCGACTCAATCACCGAGGAGACGGTCGAAAAACTGTTCGCCAGCCAAGCGCTGGCGCAGCGGTTCATCGACGAGTTCACAGGCGGGAAGGCCGCGGTCGATCCCCTGGCCGACGATCCCGATGGCCCAGCCAAGACAAACGCCCTGGCCGACAAGCGCAAGGCTGAAGTCGCGCCCACGCCGGGCAACATCGGTTGGAACAACGTCCGGCTGTCGCCGCACGCCGGCGCCAAGGACGCGACGCCGGCGAAGTTCAACCTGCGGCCCGTGGTCGAAGCCCTGGAAGCCTACGGGCTCGACCCCTTCATGGAGATCGCGCGGTCGCTCACCGAGAAGGTGCAGGCGTTCAAGCGCGACGGCAGCCCGGCGATCGACCCGAACACCGGCGAGCCGATCATGGTCGACAACATCGGCGGGTTGGCTCGCGCGCAACTGCTGATGCAACTAGGCGAATTCACTGCGCCGCGTCTCAAGGCTGTCGAAATGAAGGTCAAGGACGAGCGCACGCTGACGGCCGAGCAGCTCGACGCCAAGATCGCGGTGCTGCTCAAGCGCGACGCCGCCGCTGCCGCGAAGGCGAAGGACAGCGATGCTGTCTAAGCTGATCGTCGTGTGGCTCGGCCGCTGGGCGCTGATCATGTGCGCTGTGGCGTTTGCCGTGGGCTTCCTAGCCGGTTGGATCGGACTATGACCATGGACCTGGGCCTCGCGCCGCTGATCGTCCCCGCGCACCTCACCGACGAAGAGAAGCTGCAGCTTTACGAGCTGCTGGCGCTGCGCGATCGCAAGCGCAAAGAGAACCTGCTGGGCACCTACAAACCGTACCGCAAGCAGCTCGACTTCCACGCTGCCGGCAAGGTGTACCGCGAACGTCTGTTCAGTGCGGGCAATCAGCTCGGCAAGACGATGAGCGGCGCTGCCGAGGTGGCGATGCACTTGACCGGTCGCTACATGCCGGGCTGGCCTGGACGCGTGCTGCACGGCGCCAATCGCTGGCTCGCTGGCTCCGAGTCTGCCGAGCTCACACGCAAGGGCGTGCAGCGCCTGCTAGTCGGGCCGCCGGAAGTCGAAGGCGATTGGGGCACGGGGATGATCCCCAAGGACTGCATCGTGGACATCAGCCGCCGGCAAGGCGTCGCAGATGCCATCGCGTCAGTGGTCGTGCGCCACGAGAGCGGCGACGTGTCGACCATCCAATTCCAGTCGTACGACCAGGGCCGCACCAAGTGGCAAGCGGACACACTGGACGGCGTGTGGTTCGACGAGGAGCCGCCGCTCGACCTGTACTCTGAGGGCGTGACCCGAACGAACGTCACCCAAGGGCCGGTGCTCGTGACGTTCACCCCGCTGCTGGGTATGTCGGACGTGGTCAAGCGGTTCATGATCGACAAGCAAGTCGGCGCTACCGTGATTCAGATGACGATCGCGGACGCCGAGCACTACACGCCGGAGCAGCGCGAAGCTGTCATCGCTGCATACCCGGAGCACGAGCGCGAGGCGCGGGCGAACGGCGTGCCGCTGATGGGCTCAGGTCGCGTGTTCGCGGTCACCGAGGCAGGCATCAAGGTCGATCCCTTCGCGCTGCCCAGCCACTGGCCGCGCATCGTGGGCGTCGACTTCGGCATCGGACACCCGGCCGCCATGGTGTGGGTGGCGTGGGACCGCGACACCGATACGCTGTACGTCTATGACATCTGGCGCGACAAGAACCACACGCCCGCCATGCAAGCGCTGATCTATCGGCCGCGAGGTGAGTGGATTCCATGCGCGTGGCCGCACGACGGGCTGCAGCGGGACAAGGGTTCAGGCGAGCAATTGGCCAAGCAATACAAGACGGCCGGCGTCGCGATGCTGCCCGAGCGCGCCACCTTCGAGGACGGAACAAACGGCCTTGAAGCCGGCGTCACAGAAATGCTTGATCGTATGAAGTCCCGGCGCTTGCGGATATTCTCGACGTGCGGAGAATGGTTCGAAGAGTTCCGCATGTATCACCGCAAAGATGGGCTGATCGTCAAACTGATGGACGACCTGCTCAGCGCTACGCGCTACGCCGTGATGATGCGCCGCTTCGCCAAGACCTACGCCGAAGCGAATCCGTCGCCGTTCAATCCGTTCCGTGGCACTGGCCCAGGCGGTTTGGGACGCCCGCTCGACGGCGTCGCAGGTTACTGACGTTGCAGAAGCAACATAGATGTTCTCAAACACCGAGGAAATGCAACATGGACTTTCTCTTCAGCATCGTCGTCAAGGTCGTTGACATCCTGGCCGAGCCGCTCAGCCGCACAGGGTTGCCGCTTGCCAAAGCGCGCCACATCGTAGCCGGGCTACTGCTCAGCTTGATCGGCCTGTGGGCCGGCCCGCTGTACGGCGGCACCGTGACCCTGGCCGCTGCAGTCCTGCGCGAGTTGCAGGCGCGCGCCGCCGGTGGCAAGCCTGACGTGTGGGATGGCGTCGCTACCGTTGCCGGCGGATCGCCGATCACTGGCGCACTGGTCTACCTGGGCTGATCATGGCAAACGCAGCGCTGCGCAGCGGCGACAACTACGAGAAGGCGGGCAACTTCCCCGCCGAGATGACCGGCCAAGAGGACGATCGCGGCGAGAAGATCAAGCGGCACGAGCGGCTGCAGCTCTTCGGCGCGTCGCTGGCCAAGCAACGCGACGAGTGGGTCTCCGCGCGCCGGTCGACCGGTTGGGACAACCGCGTCCAAGAAGACCTGGATCAGTATCACGCGATCGACAATGCAGCCAGCGCTGCGGCGAACATGATGAACAGCGTCGAGCAGGGCTACCCTGTGACGCAGAACTACGCGAAGGCGACGCGGTCGACCGTGTACATCGGCCTCACGCGGCAGAAGAGCAACGCCGCGGAGGCGCGCCTCTCGGACATCCTGCTGCCCACCGACGAAAACAACTGGGGCATCCTGCCGACACCAAAGCCCGAGCTGGCCAAGATGCTGCAGGACCACAGCGGCGCGGTCGACCCCGACACGGGCGGCCCGATGATGCTGCAGGCGTATGACGCCCAGGTCGAAGCGGTCGTGCCCACTCGCGTGAAGAAAAGCGACATCGCCCTGGCCGTCGAGACGCAAGCGCGTCAGGCCGCCGAAGCGATGGAGAAGGAGATCGACGACCAACTCGTCGAGTGCGACTACAACGCCGAAGTGCGCAAAGTGCTACACGATGCCGCCGTAATGGGCGTTGGCGTACTCAAAGGGCCGTGCATTTTCAATCGCACGCGCCGCTCCTGGGAAAAGGTGCGCAGCTCGGACGGCTCGAACGTGTACGTGATGAAGATCGTCGAGGAGAAGCGCCCGGCCAGCTTTCACGTGGACGCGCGTCTCGTGTGGGAAGACCCGAGCTGTGGCGACGACATTCAGAACGGCAAGGGCGTCTATGAGCTGGAGCAGCTCACCAAGAAGAAGGTGCGCGAGCTGCACAAGCAGCCCGGCTACTTGGCTGAGCAACTGCAGCAGGTTCTGTCCGAGGGTCCGCAGAAGACGACCAATCAAGTCGAGATCAGCGCCGACAAGAAGCGCGACCTAGTGCAGAAGAACACTTTCGACGTGTGGCACTACGTCGGCGAGATCGACGCGCAGGACGCGCAGGACGCCGGCATGGACATCGACCCCAACGATGAGCTGGACAGCATCCAGGCTTGCGTTGTGATGATCAACAACACG